GAGCGGGTTCATCACTGGGCGGCATCTCGCCCTTGTCTAAATACGACAAGATGTCAATTGCTTGCTGAAGCTTCTCTTCGGGCGACACCTTCTCGGACTTGGATGACGCTAACTGCTTCTTATTGTTGGCTATTAGCGTCGGGTGCTTTTCAACGACAAAATATGAGCGTGTCTTTCCGTTTGTGCCGTATTTTACGAGACCACTATAATGAATATATTTGGGGATCATGTCATGTGTAATTCCTTCAGGATAGTCAGGAGCATCTGTTTTTCTGGCTCGTTTTGTGCCTTCTTTGATACCTTTTGAGTTCTGTTCTTGTTCTTTTCTGGTTGCAACACGTAAATTATCGTATGTATTATTTAATGGGTCTTGGTCAATATGGTCAACACTAATGGTGTTTGTTCCCTTGCCGTTTCCATAACAACCTGTTATAATTTGGTGAATAAATAATCCACATCCATTTGAATAAGTCCCAATATATCCATTTTCATGTTTATAAAAAGTGAGTTTTTTATTGTTATTATGTTCTTTTTCAAAATCTAAGATTTTTTGATATGAAGTTGAACATAACTTACATAATGTATCCTTTTCACAGTAGATGAGTAAATAGTCTTGACTATTTTCGTTAATTCTCCATATAGGATTTTTCATTGAATAAGCATTTTTACCTTTTTTATTGATATGTCCATTTCGATAAGAAATAACATTATATTTCTGTTTAATTATTTCGTGATACTTATGAAATATTTCAACGTTAGAACTACGTAGATCATATGTATCACCATTTTTAAAAATATAGTTTATATTTTCGGGAGAATAATTGAAAATATGTTCAAGATAACTTACCTGTTGTTGGTTTCGCATATAAAACGGAAACTGTTTCTCGGAAGTGTATCGTGTAAATGTTCTATCATAATTAATGATAGAAAATAAATCTTCAAAATCCATTAATACTGTTTTGTCATTAAATTTAATTTTTCCACACTGCATAGTGCTATCAAATCCATACTCTACCGTGTAGTTCATATTATACTATATATAATATGAATGTCTTTAAGTATTTATTTTAATTAAGTGAATAATCAGTTAATTTAATTGGAATATGCTAATCCGCCCATGCCGCTCATGACACGAAGAACGTTGTAGTTGGTGGCGTAGACACGGACCTTGGCGGTGTTGGTTCCAGCGACGGTGGCGTTGGAAAGAACGAGCTGAAGGGTGGCGTTGTCAATACGGGAGAAGTTGCAGGTTCCAGAAGGCTGGTGCTCCTCAGGGCGAAGGGCGAAGGAGTAACAGTTGATACCGGCATCAGGGGCACGGGTGTGAGCCTGGAAGGGCTGCACAACGTCGAAGTAGGAGCCCTCACGCTCGGAGAAGCGGTCTTGGCCGTTAAGCTGAAGCTTGGCAACCACGACGGGGTTCTGTCCCCAGCAGTGCATGTCCAAGGAGGTCTCGGCAAGCACGAAGGATCCAGCGTCGGAGACGGCGGAGTTGATAGCACCCTCAACAGGGGGGTTATCGATCTGGATGTTCTGTCCGTTCATGGAAAGAGTGGCAGCGTTACCAGAGTTGGGGTCGGCGAAGGCGTTGTCCTTGATGAAGGCATCACCGTTCTGTGCACCAGCAAGACCCTTGATTCCCCACTCGGAGCCGAAGGCGTGAAGAGCGTTGGGGAGGGCATCGACGGCATCAGTGTAGTTGAAAGGCTGAGCACCGAGGAGCTTGAAGAGGGTGGAGTCGCAGATGAGGGAAGAGCAGTAGTCGACGTTAGCATCGGGCTGCACAACCCAGATGAGCTCCTTCACGGGGTGGTTGAAGTTCAACTTGATCTTGTTGGAGGAAGAACCGACGGACTCGTCGCCAGTGAACTGAAGCTGGGTGATGAGATACTCGTGGGGGTTCTGGGCGAAGCGGCGACGCTCGTCAGTGTCCAAGAAGATATAATCAACGTAAAGGGAAGCAGCAACGAGGGACTGGTTGTAGGCAATGGTGGCAGTCTTGGCGACCTTGGCACCGGCACCGCAGTTAAGCTCGGTGACGGCCCAGAGGCACTCGTCAATGGGGCGAAGATCAAGGTTGATCTTGACCTCGTGGTATTGAAGAGCGATCAAGGGAAGGGCAAGACCGGGGTTGGTGCAGTACCAGAACTGGAGGGGAATGTAAAGGGTGGTCTCGGGGAGGGCGTTGCGAGGAGCACACACCTGGCGAGGGGCGTTGGCATCACAGGGTCCGTCGACGTCGGCGAAGGCAGGGTCGGTGATGAAGGTAAGACCAGTGGTGTTACCGATCATCTTGTGGTAAGCAGACTCCTGGCTCTTGGCCATGGTAAGCTGGTTCCAGATGTGCATCCAGTCACCGTATTGACGGTCGATGCGCTGGCCACCAATCTCGACCTCCACTTGGGAGATGAGTTGCTCACCGGGGAAATCCAACCAGCGGGCATACACCTTCTGGACGGCCTGGGTTCCCATAGATTGGTTAATCTCAGGGAGGGTCACCTGAAGGTAGGTGCGGTATGCAAGATCGCCATTACGGCTGATAGTGCAGGTCACGCGGCGACCGAAATCGGCCTGTCCGTTGAAAGTCTGCTCAATAGACTCAACTGAGAAGTTGGTATATCTGCGGTAGGTCACCTTCCAGAAAGTGATCTGGGGATTTCCAGTTAAATAAACGTCTTGTGCGCCGTAGGCTACGAGTTGCATAAGTCCACCTCCCATGTTTAGTTTATATTATCAGTAAAGAAAAAAAAATCTCTAGCTTACGCTAAATTAATCGTTTATTGGTTGTTAAATTTGTTTGAATAAAGTTGTCTAAGAAAGTTTCTGTGAATACTTCTTTCTTTCCATCGTGTCGTTTTGTAAAAATATATTTGTTTTTTTGTTTTGTCACAGTCCAGCCTTCATTAATTGCGTTATATAGAAAGTTCATTGTGGTAAAAGTTTTTTTGTCTACTTGAATGTCGGTTGGCATTGTGTAAGAAATGTCCATTTATATAAGTTATATAACAATAATCTGTGATAATAATGCATTGTCTCAATAATTTGCAAGTATCAATCAATATAGGGAAAACTGTACGTATTAACTATTTACTATAAATAATAAATAAAGTGATCATGTTTATTAAGTATACTAATTGAAATTATTCTCAGAAGTTGTAATGCCAGCATTTAAGCCAAAAACAACCAAAAAAATTATAGTTGATCAGAAGAGCACTGTCACTTTGGATGGAAAACATAGTGAGTATTTAGAAGAGTTTGAGAAGGATATTGAAACTGTTGAGGATCTTCTACAAGAGAAGAGTTCTCTGCAAGAGAAACTTCATAAGAACCACATCCCCAAATCTGGTAGCAAATTAGAACAACATTTAGTGAGAAAAGATAGATATCGAGAAGTTAGATCAAAGGTAAACTCTCTAAAGAAGAAGAAGATCGACTATTTTTTGGATAATTCTAAATATGTCTTTGATTATTTTGAAAACAAAAAGAATATTTCGGAGGGAGATTGTGAAAGTAAGAATGTTACTAAACTAAATACTTTTTTTAAGATAGACAATGAAGAAGAAGAGACAAAAAAAAGTGCCGAGAAGTCAAACACAAACATCATCAAGGAATATTTGTCAAACGTTGACAATGCGTTTCTTGATGTGAACAAGTACGTTTATGCAACAGATGTTTGTCAGCAGTGCTTTAAAGGAGAACTTATTCCAATAGAAGATGAGGGCGTTTTAATATGTAACAAGTGTCACAATAGTGTTAGATATTTGGTGGAGAATGATAAACCTTCTTACAAAGAACCCCCCAAAGAGGTGTGTTTTTATGCTTACAAGAAAATAAACCACTTTAAAGAAATTTTGTCACAATTCCAGGGAAAAGAAACAACTCAGATACCCGAACCAGTGATACACGATTTACAACTGCAAATTAAAAAGGAGAGGATCGAATTAACCGATCTTACCTATTACAAGTGTAAAGATCTTCTTAAAAAGTTGGGATATAACAAATACTATGAACATATTAATTTTATTAAGAACAAGCTAGGTATCAAGCCAGTTGTGATTAGTCAGGAGTTGGAAGAAATCCTATGTAATTTTTTCATGGAGATCCAATATCCTTATGCAAAGCACTGCCCTGATTATAGAGTTAATTTTTTACATTATTATTACGTTTTGTACAAGTTGTTTGAGCTATTAGATCAGACTACTTTTTTAATTCATATACCCATGTTAAAAGATCGAGAAAAGCTTATTGAACAGGATACTATATGGAAAAGGATTTGTGACGAGCTTAATTGGGAGTTTATTGCTACTATTTGAGAAGGTTCGAAATATTTGACATTTAGTCATAACTAAATGTCAAGCGTATGTTATTGATATATATATATATATCTTACGGCGTTACTTGATATGTTCACTTATTTTGTATCAGTTTATAATCCTCCTGGGAAACCAACAAGGTTGGCTCCGATACCAAATCCAGCACCAGAACGACTAGTTACACCCATGGTAGGAACATAAGTATCCAAGATGCTGAAGGTAGCCGCAGCGGTAAGAGCAAGAAGTGCAATTTCTTCCATGTTAAGTGATCTCTTTGGTATGGCATAGGCGGCGATTGCAACCATCATGCCTTCCACAAGGTACTTAATAACGCGTTTAATTAATTCAGCCACGTCAAACATACTGATTATACTAAATAAGGAGAAAAATAATTTTAATATTATGCATTTTACTCAGTTTAAATATAGCAGACATATGTTGATATTTAAGATCCTATCCAAAGAATAAACAACATAAATAACTTAAATATACTGGCATGAATAAAGTATTATGAGTGCAAACGGAGTGAGTGATAACCGCAATTTTGACAAGAGGACAACCAGTGATGGTGCAGTAAACCCCAAGTATGTTGATGTTCTAGACGAAGATAAGCCCGTTGCAAACCAAAAGTTTGTATGTGTATCGTTTATTTCACCCGAGGCTGTGTTAAAGAAGAAGGAAATGTTCTTCTTTTCTAAGTTTTTACAAGGTTACAGTCTTTCTAAAGGAATGGAGAAGTATCACCAGTTCCTTAACTTCTTGTCCTTCAAATATAGTCTTTCAAATGAAGATCTCCTTGAAGATTTTAAAGAGTTTGCAAAGGATGAGATTGATAGCTTAAAGCATAATGAAATCGACGACGATTACAAGAACTTTATGGATGCAAAGGAAGACGAGCTTCAAGACGAGTTTAACCGTGAACACAACTTTCAGACATCTGTGAGAGGATTGAAAGTTCGCGGTGCTTATCCTACACAAGAGGAGGCAGAGATTAGATGCAAAATGTTGCGTGAAATCGATCCAAATCATGATGTGTTTGTTGGTCCAGTTGGTATGTGGATGCCGTGGGATCCAGATGCGTATAAGACTGGTCGTGTCGAGTTTATGGAAGACGAGCTTAACCAACTCATGCACGAGAAGACCAAGAACCAGGACGTCGCTAAGGCGACGTTCGAGAAACGTCTTAAAGATTCCCGTCAGGCAGCAATTCAGGAGAATGTTGAGAAGGCAACCGCTAACAATACAACCCTCACCCAAGATGTGGATGAGGATGGAAATCTGGTTAATATTGGAAAGAACACCCAAGAGAGTGCATTGTCAAAGAATGATGTTGTATCGGTTGCTGATATCCGCTCCGAGCTATTTGAGGGGGACAATATTGTATCATCCAAGGATACCGACAAGGGTCTCGGACAAGTGTTGAAGTCTATTCAAGACAGTGAAGCATAAATAAAATATTACACAAAATATATAGTTAAACGATATCTAATAATATTATATATCGTTATGAAAGATCTTCTACTTTTTGATGTAGATGGAACTCTTGCGGAATCTAGTCAGATGATAAATGACAAAATGAGAGATATGCTTATTACAAAAAAGTCTCAAGGATATGACATTGGAGTTGTTGGTGGAGGAAAAATAGATAAGGTGTTATGTCAACTGAACGGCGTTTCTATGAACCATTATTTTACCGAGTGTGGATGTATATATCATGTTATAAAAGACGGTAGTCATTCAAATAATATTTCGTTAGTTAACCAGCTTTCAACTATACACAAAAAAAACATAAGAGATCATGAATTATATCCTCAAATAAACAAGTTAGTCAAACAATGTCTACACTTTTTATCGAAGGTTGATTATACAATATCGGGGCATTTTGTTGATCTAAGATGTGGAATACTATATATCTCACTCATTGGAATGTCTGCGACCCTTGATGAACGTGAAGTGTTTAAAAAGTTGGACAGTGAGCACAGCTACAGAAAGAAAATAATCAGTATACTAAAAGACGATCTAATGGAAATGGGCATATCCGATAGAGTTTCTGTTTATGAGGGAGGTCAGGTTGGTATTTCTATTTTTCCAAGTGAGTACGATAAAGTCCAGGTCATTCCAGAAGTTACTCATAAATACGACAAAATACATTATTTTGGAGATAAATATGAAGATAACGGAAATGATCAACTTATCATAAATCATTCGTCGATAATTGGACATCCGGTTGATACACCCCAAGATACAATTGACATATTATCTTCTATGTAATTGTCACATACGACATGTGGATTACCATTTTGATTTCTTAACTGTAATTGTTTGTCCAGCACCTCTTTTCTTGACTTTTCCGGGATCATATTTTTCATCTTCATCATCAGATGGAAGATTTTTTGACATTTCCCAGAACTCCTTGGCACCAAGACGAAAATTACTATGTGCATCTGCCTTATACCAGAAAACCTGATCTGTCAGCTTATTTGATTTCGAGTTATTATTTATCACAAGACATTCATAATTCTCCGTGCACTGATCCATAACCTGGCAAAACGATTCGAATGTTGGAAACATGCCAGCGTAATTGTCGTATATACGTTTACGATTAGCAATGTACGGCTCACGTAAAATGAAAACAAAATCTATATTCGTTCTCAGCGTAGGTGGGATACCTAAAGGATATTGCATTGTAATAATCAGCATAACTTTCCAGTGCCGTCCATTCATGAAGAGTAATCGCATAAGCTTATCTTTTGCCCAAGATCCGTCATATAAGCAATCGTCTAGTATAACAAATGTTCGAGGATCAATTGTAGCTCTTTTTCTTGTTTCAAGTTCTTTCTTTACCTGTTTAAGAACTGTTTTCTGTCGCAAAAGTAATTTTTCAATGATAGCCGAGCTATATTCGTTATGAATAAAAAGTTTTGGTACCAGATTTCCATAAAATCCATTTCCTTCCTCTGTGCCAGACACAACTACCCCAACTGGAATGTCTTGATGATAATATAAAAGATCTCTACATAAGAAACTCTTTCCTGTATCTCTTCGCCCGATTAATACACAAACTGGCCCCTTTGATTCGTCTGGTTTAAAACTAATTGCTTTCATACTGAACTTCTGTAATTCAAGTGACATTTACTTTATATTGTGAATAATTATTTCTACTATAGTATAGTTAAATACTCATTCTAGTGTTGTTTTAACGCGAACCCTGATTTTTGTGGATAATCTTAAATTAATATACTAAATAAGTTAAAATATTTAGATATTAATGTATGTAGTTGATAATGAAGGAGTGTAGAACTAATATATCTTACACCAAAAAAAAGAATGAGGTTTTGTTCGAGAGTATGAAAAACAAGGATATAATGGATATGGAGAATGTGCAGAATTATATACCGATCTATAATCGCTTTTTCAAGTTTACTGAGACAAATTATGAAAACGTAGTTCTTGACACATCGTATATTATTCATAAAGTTGTGTCAAAAGATAGCGAAGTCCCGAATACCTACAAATGTTTAGTCGAAAATAATACGAATTTGTCCAAGGACACTGATATTAAACATGAAAAGCGAGATGTATTCTGTAAGTTGGCACCTCTTATTGATCCGTATAAGTTTATGATTGGAAAGCTGTTCCATAACGACAGTATATTTAATCTTCCAACTCTATCCAATAAGGATATATCACATCCTAGTTTGAATGATGTCAATAATACTGCATATACAGACGGAATGTTTGTGTATTTTTCTAATCTATTAAACAGACAGTTTGGATTTGTGCATGGCATACTATACTATGGAACATGTATTGGAGTAAAGCGTGATTTCAAGGTGAATATTTATGACGATATTGAGTATCTTGCTAATTCAACATTTTTTAAAAAGCATAAGAATGTAGATTTTGACGTTGAAGATTATTCATTTATATTGACCCAGATCGAAAATAACAGCGGATCATGTAAAGATAGACCTCCTCTTAACATCCTTCAAAATGAAACTATTCTGGATAACGAAGAGATCAACTCTGCAGCAGTAACAAGCATTGATGATAGTATGTTTGATGATGTTTTTGAGTTGACAAGTAACTCGCATGAAACACCTGTAGATAATGTTTCTATTACGCTAGAAGACTTATCTAATTCGAAGTTGAACATAGACGATTTTTCTTCGAATGATATTTCCCAGTTTGATCTGTCAAAAACACAATCTACAACATCAAGTTCGAGTTGTTCTTCTAGGGTGTCGCTTACAAGTGGTTCTGACAATGGCGATGATAACTATTCTACTTGTGATAGTGATGCAACAAGTGATATGTCGGACGATGAAAGCGGTGAAACTGATGAAAGTGATGAGCAGTTATATGCAACTATTCCAAGATTTCCGGTTGAAGCAGTTTTCATGGAAAAAATGGAATACACATTAGATAGTTTGATTATTGAGAATGAGTTAAAGGATGAAGAGTGGTTTTCTATTTTCATGCAGGTGATCATGATTTTGATTACTTATCAAAAAGTATATTCATTTACACATAATGACTTACACACGAATAATATTATGTTTATAGATACCGACAAGAAATATTTGTATTATAGATATAATAAACAAGTGTATAAGGTGCCGACTTTTGGTAGAATAGCCAAGATAATTGATTTCGGTCGGGCAATCTATAAATATGAGGGGATAACTATGTGCAGTGACAGTTTTAAACCTGGCAATGATGCGTCAACCCAATATAATACTGAGCCATATTTCAACGAAGATAAACCTCGTCTTGAACCAAACATGAGCTTTGACTTATGTAGATTGGCGACTTCTATATATGACGAGCTTATTGATGACGATGATGATATTGTGGCCAGCCCAGTTGCAAGTCTGATAAATGAATGGTGTAAAGACGATGACGGTAGAAATATTCTCTATAAACAAAATGGGGACGAACGTTATCCTGCGTTTAAGTTGTACAAAATGATAGCAAGAATTGTGCATGCACACACTCCAGATGCACAGTTAACTCGTCCAGAGTTTTCAAAGTATGGAATAAGTGGAAAAGACATTCCGCAAAAAATGAGATCTCGAGTTATGGATATTGACAAGCTCCCAGTTCTTTCTACTAAATAAATAGTGTATGGTGTTAAATAAAAATACGCGAAATGCGTATTTTTATTTAGTTTGTTCACATATTGTGAATGTTTATATTAACGATTTTTCATTTTATCAGGAGTGTATGTGTTCGCCATCATGTGTTGAAACTCAAACTCTAGTTCTTTTTCTAGTTGAATATTTTCATTTTTATTTTTCACAATGGTAGTTGCATACGATCCACATGGTCCACAGTGATCTTCGTTCGAATAGTCTGCAATCAAACCTGTGTTTTTCTTATCGCATATATACCATCTGCCAAGAGGAACTGGGGCACGTCCCTTAAATGCCGAATAAATAACATCTTTGAGGTGTGTCAGTGTAATTCTTGAAGGAGGTCGAATCATGATTATTGTTTTTTATATGTAATAGTTATAGATAAGAAACGATCAATTTATTTAGTAATAATGTGGGACGTATTTATACTATTTTTGAACCAGTAACATACAATATTTCTTTTTACATTCACTACAATCTGGATTATCCTGATAACTTATATGCTTACAATGTTTACAATGGTATTCGTTATATAGCACATCACTTTCGCTTTCTTCCTGTTCGCTTACAGAACTATACTCATATTCAGTTTCCTCATCACATGCACTACCGCATAGATATTGTCCACAACCTTTCATTTGAACTACATCATCACTTTTTCCACAAAGACTACACCCTGCTTCTTGATTATTTGGTTCTTCTTGTACGAATAAAATATCTCCAACTCCATCATCATTAAAATACCCATCACATAGGCAACACTTTTTCCACTGATCCTCTTGATAAGTCTCTTCAGTATCTTCGCCGATTTCCCAATCAGGTGGATATTGTTCACAGTCCATATTTACACAGAGATGAATGGGTTCTTCTTTATCTTTATCCGTTACCATTTTCAAGTATTCGCTTCCATTCTCGCCATTTTTCCACTTTTCAAAACAATCCGTGCATCGATCTGGTTCACCCAGATCTCTATAAATATCTACTTCCTCCTTTGATATTCCAAGATGTTCAAAGCAGTTTATATCTTTTACATTACAATCGTCGCATTCAAATGCATTGGCATCTTCCTCTTCCTCTTCCTCACTTTCGTCAGCATTGCCTTCATCTTTATCAAGTTCTACGCCGCCAACTATACTATATAGTGTATCGTCTACATCCCAATCATGTTCATCAACTAGGTCTGCATCATCATAAGGAGTTTCATTATCAACATCTTCATACACGTCCAGATTAATTTGTTTCTGTAGTTCTTCATCATATTTATCAATATTAAGAACCTCTGCATCATACTCAACTAGATTATCGGTGCTTGCAGCACACGTGCAGTATTCGTTTAGATTAACTTCATTCAGTTTAATAATTTCTTTTGATTCTGAAATAGTCAGGTCCACTTCAAACTCGCCATATCTCCATATTTTCGTAACCTTCAAAGATACTCTGGTATCACCATACATTTTCGTATACATAATGTCTTCATACACTGACTTTTTATATGAAGGCGTTACTAAATAACATTTTGTTTGTTCCTGGTCTCCATCTTCATTAAATGCTGACATTGTATTGGTAAGTAGCTAGTCTATTAAGTAATTTATATAATAGAACAGTTGGGTGTAGAGTTTCAATTTAAGATTTAAAATCCTGGGTTATCTGTAAACACTTTGGGAGCCCCTCCTGTGAGAGTAGTTTTCTCCGAGACGCTATTTGACAAGTTTTCTAGATCAAGCTGATCATATAAAAAGGAACCTGCCATAATACTTACAAACATCAAAGCTGATGTGCGAAATGTAGTGCGAGGGCAGTACTCTTCCTTCTTAATGATCTTTTTATCTATGTAATGAATTAACGCATAAACAATACATGAACATGTTGCCAATATCAAGGTGTTCATTTATTGTAAACTGGCATATAAGTTTTACATATCTAACGCGATTAGGCTAATATCTCAACATCCATCAATGGGTCTAGGTCAAGAGAAAGAGACGGTATTTCAATATCATGAACATCTAAACTGTCTAGCGATATCGGATCGCCTAGTATTTTAATTTTGTCTTCTTCGTCGTCGTCCTCCTCTTCTTGCTTTCTTGTTTCATTTCTAACCTTACTGATTTCCTCAAGTCTTTCTACATCTTTCGGAGCACTTATCGTGTACTCATTTTTATCTGTATCTACGGCAGTGTCAACATCATTAAATGATAAGGTCGATGGCGATTTCTCAATTTCGGTATTGTCAATATTCAACGGTTCTTCGGTTTCAACCTTGATATTTTCATTTTCTTCGTTTGTTGTCACATCTGATCCACCGTCTTGCGGTTCGTCGGTATTTACTGGGTCTGGCGTAATATCCTCCTCCTTAATTTCTTCTTGAATATCCTCCTCTGTTGTCTCGTCTAGATAGCACTTGAGTATTGTTTGGACAGGAATACTTTCCCTCACAGTGTTGAGTATGCATTCCTGTGTGATAGTCTCAAGCTCGCGGTTGTTTTTTTGTTTTTGAAGAGGAGATATTTGGCTATCAAATAAATACACATTTCTATAGAACTGTCTAGCGGTGTTAATGTAAACCTTATGTATGAAATCGTTAATTCCCATAATATCCATATCTACCTTCTTGGCTTTTTGACCAACTCTGACGGATGTCAATATCTTTAGTTGTATAACATGAACACATGTGATGAGATCTTCTAAATATGGGCACCCACTTTTGTCAATAATTCTCTTTGTTTCCGCATCGACTATCTCGTTACTCCACTTTGGTATTCTGGAAATAAAGTTCTGAAAGGTCATTAGATATTTTTCCATTTCGTCGTTATTTTTACACAGTTTAATAGATTCGTCGAGTATAGATCTAAATCCCTCGATAACATGGGGTGTCAGAATTGTGATAAGCCTTGCTCCCCACTCATTTTTTGATTCATGAAGACCGCTGGGTGTAAAATCATCCATTTACATAACTATCATATTTTCTAAATCGTCATTTGAACACAAAAGAAACATATCTATTAAAAGACATATTGCAAGTTTTTCGTTT